TAAATTATACTCACCTGTTTGTTGATCCATATATGGAGTACGTTTCATTTTTGAAATAGTTTTTTGCATAAAATTTTCTATTTCAGCAGGTGGAATATTACCCACATTAACGTAAAATATGCGTTTTTCAGGTGCTCTTACTATTCTATGTATGAGCATAGCATCTTCCATTAAAGTATATTGTTTAAATAATTTACGTGCTGGTTCTATATATGATCTACCATATGGAAGAAAATTTGTATCCGTTAATAATCTAAAATGAGCCATTTCATAATTATCAAATATAATAGAATTTTGGTTTATATTATTAGCATTAGGAACATTATAATACCCATACCCCCCTGCTGATAAACCATTTGGATCAAACGCATACTGTATGTCTGATGGATTATCTGGGTCTTGTCCTTCTAATCTTTCAATATGAAAAGCATTATAAGGTATGACATTATAAACACCAAATTTTTCTGCTATTTCTAGTTTTAGAAAAAAATCTCCATATTTACACATATTTCTAACCCAAGGCCAAAGATTAAATTCTACATTTAAAACATCATAAAATAAATTATATAGTATTTTTTGTATATTTTCATCCGAACTTCTAATTTGGAGCACTTCACCCATATCATTTTTAAGAGTACTTTCATCAGCAATAATATCTAAAGCGGAAGCTATAATAGCATCAGTATCCATTGAATCATATTCTGAGTATAATTGGGGTCTTAAAGTTTGATAATTAAAATTGTTTTGATATCCATATAAAGAAGTAGGTGAAGTAGAATATACTCTATTAAATCTATCTACTAGTGAATTATTTTGATATTCACCTGATTGTTGGATTTTATTTATATCTACTACTTTAAGTTGGTTGCCCCCTTGATTTCGTATTACGACATCGGTTGAAAATAACCTTTTTAGTCTTGAAAATAATCTTGTATCTGCCATTGTTATGTCCTTATATTATATAAATATTATAAAAGCCAGCGAATGTCTTCTTCTCCGCTAGAATAGGGGTTATCTATTTTCCAAGGATTTTTATCTTTAGCCGATCTATACGCTCCACTATATGTTGTATTATTTTTAGCTAAACTACTTAACATACTTTTTGTTAAATCTACCCCATGTTGTTTAAACTTAAAAGCTGTATCTCTCATATATTGTCCTATGCCAAAAGACATAACTAAATCATCATTATAACCTTGTTGTGCTTCAGGTCTACCATTTTTCCAAATAAATGTTCTCATTTCCTCTAATAATCTTTTAGAATAAAATGTAACTCCTTTATCAGAAAGTGATTCTTGGAATTTACTTATGATCATAGGTCTTGTTCTTGATGACATTGTAAATCCAGGTATCATTTTTGATGTATCCATATATCTATCAAAATATGAATCAGCTCTTACTTCTCCACTTTTAGGTGAATAATAAAGATTATCATATCCTCTATCAATAACAGTTTGAATAGTTGACCATCCTATGCTTGCATTTTCTATTACTAATAAAGCATTATTATATTCAGTTGCTATGCCAACTAATAAATGACCATATTCTTTAGTACCTAATTGTCCCTTATATTCTGCAACTTGTACATTATTCTCAATATCAAGAATATGAAATGCGGAATAATCTTTCCCATCTCCTCTAGCAACATCTGCTATAACCATATAATCCCTTGAGTAATCACATGGTTCCCAAACCCATAAATTACGATCTGTTCCCCGTCTTTCTAAAGGTTCTTTAATATAAGTTTTCTCATAAAACTCCATATACTCAGGATAAAATACAACATCACCAGAGGTTGAAAAATCACAGTCACACTCTTGTGCCGCCATTCTAGGATCACCTAATAATTCATCTTGTCTATCTCTCCATGCTTGATCTCTTTCTGGATGTACAAACCATGGCAACCTTATAGGTAAAAAATCATTTGCTTTTTCTTCTGCCCTAACCCATGTTTGATGAAACCAATTTCCAGTACCATATGGGGTTGATATTGCTATACAACCTCCACCAGTTGCTAGTGTTTGTTGTGCTGAAGCCCAAATTTCACCTATGTTTTCAATAAATGCTGCTTCATCTATTATTAGTAAAGATACTGCTTCTGATCTACCCGCATCTGAAGTTGCTTTAATTTGGGATCCATTTTTTAAACGAAGATTTAATTTATTGTTTTCTGATGCTTCTACTTTAAGCCATGAAGGTAGATTTTCATACATAAATTTTACCTTTGTAACCATATTTTTAGCTGTTTCTTGTTTTGTGGCTATACAAAGTATGTTTTTATCTTTATTAAAAAGCATCATCCATAAAGAATATCCTGCAGATAAAGTAGATATACCTAACTGTCTTGATTTTAAAACTATAGAGTAAGGATTATCTCTAAATAAGGTTAACATTTTTTCTTGAAATGGAAATAATGCAAATTGAATTCTACCTCTTTGGGGATGTTGTATAAAACAGTATTTTTTCATAAAATGTACTGGGTCAGAAGCACATTTAAGATATTCTTGTCTTATTACTTTTTTTATATCACTCATTCAATTGTAGGATCTATGCCTAATGGAATAGTGATTTTAGGTTTTTTTAGTTTTGGCATTTTAACTTTCCAACTCATTTTGAAGGTTAAAATTGGTTCAAAATTATTATTTATACCTAATCCTATCCCATATATTCTTTCTTTTTTATTTCTTAATAATAATTCACCCCCCGCAAAGCTTAACTGCTGTCTATCTCCACCTACACCAAATCCAACATACAATTCTCTTTTATTAACCTCACGTTCTGTTTGGATTATTGTTGTAGGGTATATTAAGCTATAATTTATGCCCCTGGATAGTATTCTGTTTTGTGATATTGTATCATTTATAATAAATGT